AAATACGGATTGGCTGATCCAGCGGAATAGACAAGCATTATGCAACCCCTAAAGAACGACCTTGTTCGTACAAGTTCGTGCCGTCTGATCGGAACACAAAGTAATCTTTTGCCCCAGCGGCTGTGGATAAAATAGGGGATGCCCCGCCATTCCATTTAAACACGCTGTTCCAGGTAAGTGTATTAGATCCTGCATTTTGAATAACAGCCAATGCGTAAAAACCACCACTCACGAGATTGGTTGGCGCACCAACAGTTCTGTTAGATGACACAAAAGTAAACGTTGCCACTTGCCCGTTTTGAGTGTCCCAAGCAATGGTGGTTGCATCTGTTAATGCAATGTTTGGTGAGTAGCCTGTTCCAACAACGGCCAACTTGGCACTTGGTGAGGATGTTCCTAAGCCTACAAATCCGCCTGACACACCTGTGCCACCAGTGATGGCCATTTTAATGGTGTCGTTAGTTCTGACGTAAAGCGGAACGTCAGTGACTGTACCAAAGTCTACTTCACCTGAAGTGGCATAAAAACTACCTATTCTTGTAGCGTTGACGCTTAAATCAAGCACTGGCGATGTCGTAGCTCCAACTACAAAATTGACGTATCCAGTGCCATAATTGACAGGCGCTGACCCAACACCTAAATTGCCATTGGTATCTAACTGTACGCGTTGAGCGCCACCCGTGTATAAAGCCAGCGGTAAATACGATCCTGAACCTAATTTTCCAGCAGCCAATATAGAGGCTGTAGCATTGACCAATACTTGTGTGGTAGATGAATTGGTTGGCGTGCTATTATTAATAGCTGTGAATCCTGAGCTTGCACTAGTTCCGTTTGGAATAGCAGCAATAGACGTGTCGCCGTTGACAGTGCTTGATTTAAACAACACCTGGTTGGCAATAGTCCCGTTGCTGAAATCACCAAGGATGCGATTGCCTGTAGACGTAAATGTTAAGTCGTTAGAGATATTGACGTCTACAAACGTTCCTGTGGTAATCGGTGTAATCCCGCCAATTGTAACGTTATCAATTGTGCCACCAGTGATGGCCACATCATCTGCGTCTTGGCTGCCCAAAGAGCCAACCATCGTGACAACAGCAGAGGTGCTGCTTATTAAAGAATAAATCTTTTTATCGGTAACGTTGACAGCTAGCTCACCCTGTTTTAAATTACCGGCAAGTGGCACCGCAGCTGCTGTGGCGCTGTTGTATAAAATAATTTCTGTGGATCCTGGTGCGGCCATGTTTAATTACCTCCTGTTGCAGCAAACGCTTGATTTGCTTTTTCAATCAACCTATCAAGGTCTCCTGAACTTGTTAAATCATCAAAAATAGATGACAGTATTATATCTTTTTCAGGGTCTGTTTGCACAAAAGACGCAACGCTGTGACCAGCGTCGTTAGGGTTATAGATATTTATTTGATTTGCCGCATTATTTGGAACGACTGATATGCGTATTTTATAGTTTTGGTATTCAAAATATTCCATAATTTTTCCTAAACGGATATAACTTTAACTTCGTATGCATAGGTAGTAAAAGAAGTGCCAGCCGGGGAAGTTCTATTAGTAAAGCGTAATAAGACTTGTGTAGCTGTTACAATTGTTTGCACTTTTACAGCATTGACAGCACCAGCAGGGAAGTTGGTAGCGTCAGAGTTATATGCTGCATACATAAGGACTGCTCCAGCAATTGCATATGTTGACCCTGTATAGTTAATGTTTTGTGCCCAAGCCTTAAACAGTCTATTTATTGTAACAGGAGTAGCTGGATTATCTACGTACACTCCGTTAACCCTAGCTTCCATAAAATAATTAGAAAGTAGATTAGCACTAAAATACCCTGTGATATCTACATCGATAGTAGTGTCCCCACCCCCCATAGTTAGTGAACCCGCAAAAGTAACTCCATTACCTTGGGAAAATTGCCCATCAACACCTATACTCATAAAAGTCGATTGTAAGCTAGTTGCGCTTACAGTAGACCCCGATATTGCTAATCCTTGCGTTAATGTTGTGGTGTTAGAGGTTGCGGTGTAAAACCGTAATGACGTTCCGCCTGTTGCAGATGTTGCATAAGCTGAAATTTTAGCTCTGACCCCGTTAGCGTTTGTGCTGTTATCGTTACCAAAAAATTCAACGTTTCCTAGGAAATTGCCTATAGCAACAGAAGTTAGTGTGTTTTCTAAACGTACTGTACCGCCGGAGGTCGTTCCGTTGGCTATGTGTAAATCAGTAACTGGAACAGCTTTATTAATACCAACTTTATTTGCCCCATCGGTTACTAGGGTATTTGACGCTACATTAAGCGTGTCTGTACCTGCGTCCCCTAGTACGGCGTTGCCCGTGGAAGTAATTCCTGTTGTTCCATCTAAAACTATAGCCATAGTGTTTCCTTAATTTGCTTTATGCTGCTGCTTTAGCTTCTTCAGTTATTTTCTTTTCGGCAAGTACCGCATCGTAGTCTAAACCACCAGCAATGATTTGTGCTTTTAATGCTTCTAATACTAATCGTGCTTTGTTTTGTTCAACCCTTTCAGAACGCAACAATGACCGCAATTTGTCACGGTATTGATATTGCGATACCGTTTGAACATCAGCATCTTCCATATCCCAAGGTAAATTTTGTGTTTCTGTATTGCTATGTATGGCTAAATTACTAGGAATAGCATCTTGCGGCAATCCTGTAAGCATAACAGTATAGTTATCTACATTAACTTGATATTGATAAACTTCTTTTTCACGATGATACGCGTTTGTAACTAGTGTATCTAAATGTTCTGATTGTGTTACTACCATAATTATTTCTCCTGATTAAAAAAATATTAAACATTGTTAAATGCAACACTTTGACCCGCACCGCCACTTCCACCATCTGGAAGTGGCACAGGGTTAGCATACTTAGTACCAAAACCAGCACTCCAAGGATATGCTGAAACCCATGGTGTTGAGCCATGTCCTACTACAATGGCTGTTCCTGCTGGATTAAATGTAACACTTTCACCTTGACCACCTGGAAGTGTTGCAGGGTTAGCATATTTAGCTCCAAAACCAGCCGACCAAGGGTAAGTTGAAATAAAAGGTGTTCCGGTATGCGCTACTGCAATAACTGTTCCTGCTGGGTTAAATGCAACACCTTGACCAAAACTAGCTGGAAGTGTTGCAGGGTTAGCGTATTTAGTACCAAAACCAGCACTCCAAGGGTAAGCTGATATAAAAGGTGTTCCGGCATGTGCTATTGCAATAACTGTTCCTGCTGGATTAAATGTAACTCCAAACCCAGTACCAGTTGGAAGTGTTGCAGGGTTAGCATACTTAGTGCCAAAACCAGCACTCCAAGGGTAAGTTGATATATTTGGGAAAGCATTATGCACTACTGCAATGGCTGTTCCTGCTGGGTTAAATGCAACACCATAACCCTCACCAGTTGGAAGTGTTGCAGGGTTAGCATACTTAGTGCCAAAACCAGCCGACCAAGGGTAAGTTGAAATAAAAGGTGTTCCGGTATGCGCTACTGCAATAACTGTTCCTGCTGGGTTAAATGCAACACCTTGACCAAAACCAGTTGGAAGTGTTGCAGGGTTAGCATACTTAGTGCCAAAACCAGCCGACCAAGGGTAAGTTGATATACGTGGTGTTACGGAATGTGCTACTGCAATAACTGTTCCTGCTGGGTTAAATGCAACTCCAAGCCCAGTACCAGTTGGAAGTGTTGCAGGGTTAGCATACTTAGTGCCAAAACCAGCACTCCTGGGAGGACTTATACTAGATGTTACTTCAAAAGGATAAGTTGATATAAATGGGGTATTATTATGTGCTATTGCAATAACTGATTGAGCCATACTTTTACCCCAAAAATTAGTAGGCATTGTAATAGCTCCACTAGCAACGCCAGCAAGCGTTCTTACCGCAGTATCGTTAAGGCTAATTTGCGTTGAAGTGCCTAGGCTTAATTCTAAGGCAATAGACTGCCCTGTAATTGCGCCAGCAAGGCTTATCGGACCTGATGAATTAAGTGCCATTATTAAACTGTTCCGTATGCTGTTACGTTTGCTAGGGCTGTAAAGTTACCTGATGAGTCTAACTTGGCAACGTTAGTGCCGTTATAATTAAAGAATAACGTAGTTCCGCTAGGTGTTACACTCCAACCACCAGAGTTTGTGATGTTGTTAGCATTAATTGTACTAGCGCTTGTTAAAACCGTACCAGACGTTGCAGGTAATGTTAATACCGTTGTTCCCGCTACAGCTGGTGCGCTTAGGGTTACTGTTCCGCTGGTATCGCCTGCTATGATTACTGAACTCATGCTATGCTCCTAGTGCTTGTATTTTAGCTGTTAAGGCTGCAAGTTCAGCCATCAATTCTGCTTTGGTTGGTTCTGGTGGGGCTGCATATTCTAATACTGGCTGCTCAATAGGTAATGTAGTTATATCCCAAACTTCTCCATCCCAAGTGCAAGATTCTAATTCTGTAAATGTAGGTGGCTCTATTGGTGTTGAATCAGCAGGAGTAATATATACACCAAGTTCTAAGGGGCTTTCTTGACAATCATAAAAACCTGCATATTTAAAAGTAACACCATCAAATAAATAAACTCTCATATTAATTCCTAAAATTTAACGCAGAATAATACTGCAGTTGATGCTGCCAAGTTGGCAGTTCCACCATTTGAAGATGTTGTTGTTGTTACTGGAACTGAAGCAACAGCAGCAGCAGATGAGTTACCCCCACCAGTAGCTTGATATTGTGTAAATGAGTGAGTATGTGCTAAGTTTTGACCAACTGTAGCTGTAGCTACGTTAGAGTTGGCTTGTGTCATAGCATAACCAGCAGCAAACCAAGGAATACCAAAAGTAGTAGAGCCGTCACCAGCGCCCCACGTTGTACCTATAGCTGCAAATAAAGCCGCATAAGTAGTTCTTGATATTGTCGTGGCGGAAGTAGGGCAAGTTAAGTAACCTGTCGGAGGAGTAGTTCCAGAAAATTGAATAATAGTTCCCGCTGGAATTAAACTTGCTCCGTTTACAGTCAATGTGCCAGTAACTGCAACTCCAGTAGAAGTTATCGCAGCAATGGTAGTGCCACTGCTTTGTATGTTTAAATCGCCACTACTGTCTGCTGTAGTGATTACTCCTCCGCCTGAGGCTGTTGTTGCGTTTATTGTAGATGCCATTATAAAATCACCAATCTAGATCCATTAGGGACAGTAATATTCATTCCTGAAGGCACTGTAATAGGACCAACAGTCATAGAACTCTTGTTTGTGCTTACAGTATAGCTTGCTGTTATAGTCTGATTATTTTCTAAAAATACATTATCTATTTGCGGACTGCTAGCAGTTGCAGCTAGTGTGCCTGCTGTAAACGTAAGATTTGCGCCTACAGTTACATTGCTGAAGCCACCTGCGCCATTGCCATAAAGAATAGACGTGCCAGAAGTTGCAGGGGCGTAATCAGTGCCAGAAGTAGCCGCAGAGATGGCTGTGCCGTTACCTTTTAATAAACCAGTGATAGTTGTTGAAAGTGTAATCGCTGGGGTTGTTGTTGATGTTGCTACAGTGCCTGCAAATCCGTTAGCGCTAACAACAGATACGTCAGTAACAGTTCCGCCACTAGCAGCACCATTAGCTGCAGCAGTAATCCTACCTTTTGCATCAACTGTAATATTAGCGTTAGTAAATGCACCAACATTAGCGTTCACTGTAGCTAGTGTCAAACTTCCTGTGCTTGCCAATGTTGCGTCGCTAGACATTGCAACAGGTGCATACGCAGTGCCACCAGCATTGCCTACAAGAATTTGTCCTGAGGCAGGTGCGGTATTAGGGACTATAGCTTCTTTTGTTTGAATGTCATTGGTGACGTTGCTTAAACCTACATCTGTTTTTGTAGGTGTTGAATAACTGAATGTGCCTGAACCGTTATTATATAGCCAACCTGTAGCGTTTGCTAAAGAGCCGATAGTTGTTAAATTTGTATACGCAGCTTGTTTGCCGTTAAATGTCGACCAATCAGCAGAGCTTAATGCTCCTCTATTGGCTGCTGATGCAGTTGGCACGTTCAGTGTGATGACAGGCGTTGTTGTGCTGTTGGCAACTGTAGATGATAAATCTGTTCCTGTTGTGCCTAGTGTTAATGCGGCTACAGAAGTGACTGATCCGCCCGCTGATGTAGAAGACAAAGTGCCTGCAGAAAAAGACAACCCTGATCCTACGGTGACATTGCTAAAACCACCTGCACCGTTGCCGTAAAGAATGCTTGTGCCAGAAGTTGCAGGGGCGTAATCCGTTCCACTTGTTGCAGCAGTAAATGCAGTTGTGCCGTTACCTTTTACAAGACCAGTAATTGTTGAAACTCCTGTACCTCCATTTGCAACACCAAGCTCACCAGAAACAGCCGTAGTTTGATTTAACGGAACGGCGTTCCACTCTACTTGAGTGCCTGACGCATTAATTATCAATGATTTGTATGCAACCCCTAGCGGTAACTTGGACCATGTGTCTGTAGCTGAACCATACAACAAATCGCCTGTAGCAACTGTGCTAGTGCCAGTACCCCCGTTAGTGGCTGCAACTGTGTCAATAGCAATTGTGCCAGACGTTGTAATCGTGCCGCCAGTTAAACCTGTGCCAGCCGTAATGCTAGTTACTGTGCCTCCAGTCCCTGTCAGCGTAAAATTAGGATACGTACCAGTAACGGCAACTGTGCCAGCGCCAGTTAAAACCACTGTTTGATCAGGTGCTGTGTTGGTGATTGTAACGGCAGAAGAGCCGTTATAACTAGTCCCAGACAATCCACTGCCAATAGTCAAAGCATAAGGTGCCGCCGCAGTGATTGTGCCTGAGCTACCCAAAGTAACTGGCGTACCATTAATTGTTAATGAGTCGTACTGTAAATCAGCGTTAACTAAGTTCCTGTAGGTTGGAATAGCATCCACTCCACTTGCAGGACCAGCTTTAACTAAGTTGGCTCCGACAGGAATGCTTAAATCTACATTAGCCCAATATGGGGCACCTGTGCCTGACGAGGCTAATACTTGATTAAGTGAGCCAGCGCTACTTATTAATATATTGCTGCCGTCAGAGTAAGCGATACCGCCATCGGCTGGTGCAGTTAACGCTGTGCCTGTGCCGCCACGGGTAGGGCTTAAAACACCATTTGTTTGATCAGTGTCTGTTAAATCAATAGAAGGGTGAACGTGATCAGCACGTGCCATTGTGTTGCTTACACCTGCAGTAGCGTCGCCTACAGCTAGCGGGGTAGCGTTAGATAATGCAGCAGAAAGCGTTACATCGCTTGTTAATGTTCCGCCGCCTGTTAACCCAATACCCGCAATTACTTGGCGTGAGGTAGGTACAAAGCCCGACGTAGAGGGTAAAGGTAAGGTCGTTGCCGCTGTTAAACGACCGTTTGCGTCAACTGTAATAACCGGGTAGTTGTTAGAGTTGCCATAGACACCAGCTGAAACGCCTGTCAAATCAAGCTGCGTTGAGCCAATCCCACCAACAGCAACAGAAATTGTGATGTTAGATGACAGTGCCCCACCGCCTGTAAGCCCGGTCCCAGCAGCTACAACACGTGACGTAGGCACACCAGACACATTTAATAGTGCATTTACTTGTACTTTATAGGTCTGCCCATCTCGGACATACACCATCCACCCCGTTTCTGATGGGGCTGGATCCTCTTGTAGTTGAGTAATCTTTAATGGTATCTGGCTGTATGGTTGTGCCATTAAAATCTCTTCTTAGCGTATAAATAACCAGTGTCATCTTCAGTGATGAGATACTCTTCACCATCCTGAGTGATGATACCGTACTGATCTTGTGTTAAAGGTAAGTCTGGACGTACAAAAGGCAGTGTAATCTGATCAGCTGGGCGAGGGGCCAAGCGATAAGGATCGTAGTTATCTAAATCTTCTTTACACACCATCAACCCAGGTGAATTTGGGTCAGAATAAAGCTCAGCAAGGGGCATTTTGCGACTACAACGAGCGCACAATGCAACACCTAAGGTAGAATTTCCAGTGGTATCAAGAAAAATAGCCATATTTACCTTGTGTACGGTGAAATCCAAGGCTGAATAGTAGTTGGGCTACCATCGTTGTCACCATCCCATGCTGTACGCATTGAAATTTCAGCAACTTGCATTAATTGAACAGACAAATTAGGATCAACAGTTTCTGTTTCCATTGCTAGTTTAGATGCAAGCTTCATTACGATAGCATCGTACCAACGTTGAGGGATGTCTAGCTCTTGTTGTAAGTTGCCAACGTCCATAATTTGACGATGACGCCACACAATCAACTGAGCATACTCAGCATAAGCATTAGGGGCAGGCCAAAGGTTAAGTGTTGGCTGATTAATGTTACGTTGGAACCAATAGGTAGTGGGCCGACCGTTATACACTTTGTTACTTTGTGCCACGTAGGTATCACGGTTAAGTAATCCAAATGGAATCTCAGTAGGCGTGTTACCTAAAAACACAGTCTCTACAAGAAACGGGTCATTACTTTTTACTCTAAAGAACGGAAACGCGTTAGCAGGAATAATGTCATACCAAATCCACTCGTTAGCGCCAGCTGATGCAGGAATCTCACCAACCTTAAACCAGATATCGCCATCTTCAGACACTTCTAAATCTACGTCAACACTTGGTGTTAGCCACTTAATCCCTACGTTACTAACGATAGTGTCTTGTCCACCAAAGTCGACTTCGTATGTAGTGGTTGTAATAGTTTCTACACCAACTTGCTGTAATAATGTACGATAGTTAAGATTTAAAACTTCTTCAGTACCCAACGGGAGCGTAACGATAGGTTGCCCTTCGTACATAGGTAAGATAAGCTTATCGATACACCAGGATGGGGTCTTGATACTAGCAAGCTCTGAAAGCAACAGGTACAGCAAATCAATTGCTGTCTGTTGCATCTCAGCGGTTACTTTTTGAGGTGGAATCTTACAACGACGAAAAGCGTGATCAATCACGCGTCTCGTGTTAAAGGTAGTCGTGCTAATTGTTCCTGACATTGCCATCAAAATATTCCTCTAGTTGATGGCCGCTGTTACAGCAAGCCCAATCTTTTCAGCTTATTATACTACGCCAAGTTAAAAAAATACTATTTTTTAGCTGTTTTGGCAGCTTCAGCAAAGTCTTTCTTTGTAGGTGCACCCTTAGAGCCTGGCTTTCTCATCTTTTCACCAGAACCTTCTTCGATTCTAGTTTTTTTAGCGTGAATGTTTGCGTATAAACCTTTTTTAGCAGCCATCGTTTGCTCCTTATTTTTTAACCTTACCGCCGCACATAAGCATTGGAACGCGTGGATCACGACCGGCAGCCATAGCTGGGCCCTTAACAACGCGCTTTTGAACCAACTCTTCACGCTGCATACGTGGCGTTTCGGTCTTTTCGTGCTTCATCATCGCTGATTTAGACGCATAACGCTCACCAGTAGCCTTTTCCATCACGCTGCCGCCTTTTTTAAGCTTGGTAAGGGGTTTGCCTGGGTGTTGTGCTTTTTCGTGCTTGTGGATTGATTCTGCGATCATCTTTTTGTCTTGTTTCATGTCAGCTTTAATGTCGCCACCTTTAGCGTACATTTTAGTTGCGCAGCCGCCTTCAGCGTAAGCTTTGCCTTTCATCTTACCTGCTGAACCAAAATCAAACTCTTTTACATATGTACATGCCATGATATTGCTCCTAGAACGTAGTTGGGTTGGCGTAGGTTTTAATGCACTCTAAGATGATTGTGTAACGATCACCCGCAGTGGCACCAACTGTCGTGAATACCACGTCGCCAGTTTTGCCTGTACCTGAGTTGTTTGGAATACCGCCAAAGTCTGAGAAGCACATCTTGTACATCACGTCAGCTGGGACGGTATCAGCGATTACGTTTGTGTCTGCGTCCCAAAGGATGTCTACAGCAACGCCAAATGTTTGCGCCCAGATCTTGTTAATCTTTACGCCTGTGCAAGCACTGCCGTTGGTGTTAACTGCTAAAGTTGAAACATCTACCTTAACTACGGCTGATTCGCCTGTGCCGTCAGAGATGTTTGTGAATTTTTGAATGACGAGCCTGTCGCCGTCAAGGATTGTTTGTGTTGTTACTGCATCTGCCATGTCGTTCTCCTAAATCAGTAGAGGGTGTTTCAAGTCGGTTGATCAACATTTGATAAGCCACGATAGTCGCTTGGGCTTGAATAACGAAAGTGTTAGCCTTAGTTAATTCTTGCTCAAGCGACTGTATCTCAGCCACCAAAAAGTCTTTGGTGATTTCCATTATTACAATGAAGCTGCACAGAGAATGAAGTAGTCATTGCCTGCAGCATCAACGATCTTGATACCTTTAGTTGCTGTAGCTGTTGTGTTTTGCAACATAGCAGCTGGAACGTTTAATAAAGTACCTAACGCTGTAGAGTTAGAGTCAGTTACGCGAATAAACGCAGCTGTACCTGGAACAGTTACGCCAGAAGCGATGTCTGAATCAACTTGGATAGCAGCCAATGTGCCTCCTGGAGTTACGCCAGAAGCAACACCTAAAGTAGCACGCAATGCGTTAGCTGCACCAGAAATAGTACCGCCAGTGCTAACTGACATAGAGATGTGCGCACCGTTAATTGTGCCAGCTGCAGCTGCGCCTGCGCCAGTTACTACAGAGAATGCACGCAATGTTTCTCCTGAACCTGTAGATGTGAATGTCAACTTGTCATAAACAAGACGAGTATCACCTGTGGTTGCAGATGTTGTTGCGTAAGCTGAATTAATGTTGCCAGCAGTTGTTACCACTACTGGAGCTGAAGAAGTACCAGAGATAAAGCCGTTTAAGCTCGTGACTGGACCTGAAAAGGTGCTTGATGCCATGATATATTTCCTTTTTGCACAAGTCGCTTATTAGTCTGTGCAACGTCCGCTGGAACGGTCTAATAAGCTAAAATAATAATTCCAGAAAGTTGGTAGGGGGCCGAAGCCCCCTGACCATTACAACTTAGATACCAGCTGTACCGTAAGCGGCACGAGGATCTGTCCAACCTAGGCTATAACGCTCTGTTGCTTTGTAGCGCATAGAATCAGTTTCAAAGTCCCCTTCCATCGATTTTTCTAAACCACGACGCATAACGATTTTCAAGCCTTCTGGCGCGTCTGTTTTCACCCACCAAGCGGTGTTTGAAGTCAAACGAGACATGTTAGCTTGACCACCAGATAATAGACCCATTGATTTAATCGGGTTCAAGTCGTTGTCTGCAGTACCAGCTTTTAATACGCTGTTTAGCAATACTTCACCTTGGAACACGTTAGATGGGCTTAATACTAGTTTTTGTGGTACTAAACGGATACGTTTACCGTTGTTGTCCACTGCCTGACGGATTTGAATCAACATTTGTTCCAATGATGTTTGTGACAAAGCAGCTGCAGTAGTTAACTGGTTGCTGAATGTACCATTCACGATTGGGTGTGAAGCGTTGATTAATGAAACACCGTCGCCACCAGCGTAAGCGTTGTTGAATGAGTTATTCAACACGTTAGCTGCTAAGGTCTCTTTTGTCTCAACCAAAGATTGAGCTAAATGACGAGCGTATGTTTGACCGATACGGATATGGTCACCGTCTTCTACCAAGACTTTAGTCAAGGCAAAAGCTAGGCCATATACTTTGTACCAGTAGCGTTGTGCGAATAACACACCACCAGATTGGTAAGTAACTGCCATACCGTCTGGTAATTCAGGTGCTGCACCAAAGCCGTACAATACAGGCTCTTCGTGGTAGTTACGTTTGATACCTTGAACCTCATCAAACACGCCTTTCCACTCGTCAGCACGTTGGCTGTAAATACCGTCAAAACTTTCGTTAAGGATCGGCTCAACAATGGACCTAAAGTCCGTACTTCTCATTGGGGTTGCCATTTGTCAGACCTCCTTAGATTGATGCTGTTGGATACTTGTAAGCGTGCTCGTTGAAACGAACGTACGCAACAACATAAGCATCTGTTAGCGATTGGTTAATATTAGTAGCGAAGCCAGTGATTTGGAACTGACCAGTACCTGAACCTTCGATGGCGCCTAAATAAGCGTCTGAAAGACCTGTACGAGTTGAACCACCTGGAGCTGTGAAACCAGCCCAGTCACATTGTTCACCAACGGCTGTTTGAACTGAGTCTGTACCAGCTGTGCCTGGATTTGTGTACTGAGCTTCAAACAATGTTTCTGGATCGTCAAACACGTAAGCAGTGACGTCAGTAGCAGTAGTACCACCAATCCAGTATGGAGAGATAGACGGTTTGCCAGTTGAATCACGGTACTCAACACCAGCTAGTGTACCCAATAAGGTAACACCACCAGTAGTGCCTGTACGTGTACCGTCGGTAGTACCCAATTGGATAACACCGTCGTTTGTTAACTTAACAGGATCATTTGAAAAAATGTTCGTTGCGTAAGTTGATGCAATTGTATAAGCTTTCGGACGAATCTGACCACTGTTGTGGAAAGAAGGGCGGAAGCCAAAAGGTGCGCTTGTTGAAGGCATCTTAATACTCCTTAAAAAAAATAAAGTTAGGTCAAGTCAAATTGAGCTCGACCAGCATTTTTCCTCAAGTCTTGTGTACCATCACCTTCATATAGACGACTGCCGGTAGTTTCTGCGTCGCGTTTAAGGAACTCGGAAGTATCCGTCAACTTTTCTAGCTCACGCAAAGGTGCATCGTGGTGCGCCTCTTGCATGTACTTCTCATAAAGAGAAAGTGGTAGCTTGAATGCGAGCATTTCATTAACCCCAATAAAGCCAATCCAATCACCTGTTTTAACAGACGTTGATTCCCAGCCAGGAATGTCTTCTGGCTTAATGGCTTCGTAACCCAACCGCATACGCATATTAATCGTATCTCTTGGGTTTGTAGTGGTCAACCAGCATACGTGGTATCCAGGTATTTTTGGTAGATCAGGAAGTGAAGATTGAAAGAACTGTTGCCGAAATATATCCAGACGGTCTGCATCTGAGATTTCACGATTCTCCGTGACAGCACGATTTTCCATCGCACGATCTCCACGACCATCACCTACACTTTTCTTTAAACGTTCATCATTTGTATTTGTCATTACTTGCTCCATTCAGCAATTGATTAGAATTATGTTCTAATTTTTATAAAAAGAAAACTACTATTTTTTAACTCTTGTTAGCACGATCGTATTCTGCGTACTTTTTAACGTAACGCTGACGCAATACTGGATCATCCCAAACGCCTGCCTCTTGTAAGGCTGCCTTGCGCTCAGGGCTAATGTAAACCTCTTTCCTGGTCGATACTGGCGCGTGTTCACGACCAGAACCTACAGCAGGGCCGCCTGTTGGCTTGCGTGCAGTCTTGAACTTCTCTGGTAAGCGACGCTTAACGCGGTCATGCAACTCATCCCAGTACTCTTCCGAGCGAGGATCAAAACCTTCTTGCGCTAGCTTGTTATCAATGGCCAACACAATGGCTGAGTCTTCATCTTTACCTGAAGGATCGTACCAGCTGTGCTCTTCCATGAACTCTTTAGCGTAGTGCACAACCTCTGAATCAACCTGCGGCTGACGTGGGGCTTGCTGAGATTGCTGTTGCTTGTACTGCGTAAGCTGTTGCATCTTAGCCATCGCTTGATCACGGTACTGCATCGCCTGCACGACATCTTCACCGTTACCTGCTTCTACTGCCTTGGCAATGATTTTTTGTGATGTCTCTACCTCATAAGCAGCTTGCTGGATTTGCTGATCAATCTGACTCAAGTTAGTTTGTTGGGTGTGTGTTTCAACAGCACCGATACGACGCTCTAGCTCATCGTTACGACTACGCAAAAAGTTAAGCTCAACTTTGTCGCGGCCGATGGCCTTATCGCGGCGCTCTTTACGTTCTTTTTTCTCTAGTCGACGGCGTTCACGAATTGCTTCGCGGTCGTCCTCACTACTAGCATCGCTCTCTTCTTCAGATGATTTTAAATTACTTTCCTCTTCCTCATCGTCTTCGTCAAGCGGGTTGTCAACGGCCACATACTCCGCATCCTTTAGCTCGTCCTCATCGTCTTCGATGAGCGCCTCAACTTCTTTTTCTTTTGCCATACCTAGCTCCTTTATCAGCTATAAGAAAGCACGAATCGCTAATGGGTCAGCTGTTACTTTACCGATTAGATCCGTGTCTTTAAAAATTACGAACATTGCGGTCGTGTCGCTATCAACGCGCACTTCCCAACGATCACCACCGTACTTGGCCACTCGAACAAAGTCACCCTTTTGACACCAAGCACCTTCAGGCCATAACTCCATAGTGTTACGGTTTTTGAAGGCCAACGGCCCCACTGTTACTACTCTTCCTACTTGCGTGTTCCACTTTTCTGTCTCTGTGGTTTCAGCCTGTAAAATAATACCGCCTGCTGTTTTTAACTTCGGTGCTCTAATTTGCACCAAAACATAACTCCCAAAAGGTGTTATTCCTGGGTCTGCATTTGGAAACGCATCATCCAGCGTTTGATCAGACATCATCGTTATCCTCTTTAATTGTTGACAAAATTACTTCTATAGCACGCTCAATTCCAGCGTACATCCCCACCATGCGTCCATACTCAAACGCATCGTGCGAATTTGGTGTACGAAGCGCAGATATTGCCAACTCTTGCTGCGCCGTCGTTAATAAATTCAAAATCTTATCGATCGTCATTTCTTATTTGTCCGATTCTCATAGTCCTGTCTGCACCCAACGCTACACCACCGGGCCCCATTTACTGTACTATCTAAGCAATTCAAACACACATTGCTTGTCGGTATCGTCAAATCAACTGAATACCTAGCTCTAATTAAGTCTTCGCGCTCTTGGCGCTCTTGACTTACGTCCGCATCATCCATAAGTTACTTAGGGATTGATTGTGTTTTAACTGGTGTACCGGGTAATGATTTGCCGTCTAACTTAGCGCCCATTGCCATACGTTGGTGCTGTGATACGCCTTGTGAATTTTTGCAATTGCATTTATCTGTTGTTGCCATTTTGTTGCTCCTTAAAAGTTAGGATTTGGGTTAATGCCCGTGCCAGTTGACACGTCTACTTTGTTACCGCTCAATATCTCAGCTGCTGCAAGGTCCTTGGCCGTAGCGTTGTCTTCTTGGTTCATTTGCAAGCGTGCTGTTAAATCGGCCTGCTTACGTGCGTCCTCACGGTCTTGTTTAAGCAGCTCGGTTTGCATATCAAGCTCGTCCTGGCGAAGTTGCAAGCTAGCTTTGACCGCGTCACGCTGTGCTTGTGTCTGCGCTTGAACTTGATCACGCTGACCTTGCGCCTGTATCTTCATCTGATCAGACTGGGCACGTTGTGCAATAGATTGTTTTTGTACTTCTACTGCGGCCATAGTTGGATCTTGTGGTTGCTGTGGCTGCATTTGTTGCGCCATAGCGAACGCCTCTGAAACAATTTGCAAGAACTCTGGCGGTATCGCGCTTTCAATCGCTTGCTGTATCTCAACCGCTGCTTGTGCCTCAATCATCGCGTCGTCATTCAACTGGCCACTTTCGCTAGCCACGCTGAGGCCTTGGTTGGTGACCTTCATGTAGTGCATTAACAAGTGGTCTTTAATGTGCGCCACTATTGCCGGTACAAACATCGGTGCGATGATTGGATTTTGACCAAACATGGGCGACTGTAAGAACGCTAAGTGTACGCGCAAGTGGGCGATGTGCTCTTGCTCAAGCAACGCGCCGATTGGCTTGCCAACGGAGGCCGCAAAGTTCTCTTGTATGGGGTCGATGTTCTTAGGCTCAGGTTTTGGTATCAATAACTCAGAACCCTCTGGTATTTTTAGTTGTTTTAAGAATAATTCCTCAACCTTACGCACGTCATACAGCTGTGGCATCGCCATTGCGCGCTGTTGAACCGCCTGAATTTGCGCAAAACGCTGTGTTTCACTGAAAATATTGGGGTCTGAGACAGGAATAACGTCCATCGGACCGTCAAAATCTGACGGATCGACCATTTTCTCGCCAACTTCGTCAATTACCATCTCGTCTGTCAAATAAGCAGAGTTTAGGCGGTGCATTACCTTAAGAACTTGCGCCATTGAGTTGTGTAAGCGTGAGTGGATAGATGAAAACACCACCATGCCCTGCTCAATCAACGCTAAAGTCGTGCCAACTGGCATATTTGGGTTCTGATCTGACAGTTTTTCGAACGATGTCTGAACAACACCCTTACCTGCGTCAACCAAGAAGCCAAGCAACTGCATAAGTACTGGGCTTGGTGGGTTAAATGGTATCGGCATTGCAATCTTACGCACGTCGTCAACGTTGATGCCGCCCTCAATCTCTACAACCTCTGTTGGTTGTGGGTTCAAGTTTTGGCCGTTAGGGCCACCCTTAAGCTTAAGCAACGTTGGGATGTTAGATATGTGTGCAGAGTCAAGCAACGCACGCAGTGCGCCAGTGGCAGCGCCTGATAGGCCGCCAATCATATGTGTCAAGCCAATTGGGTACGCGCCGCGCCAGGGTACGAACGGGAACTCAACGATAGAGACCAGTGGCTCCTTGATTGTTGCGTCGCTCTCTGCCCAGTTACGGTACACGGACAAGCACTTTTCTGTGGCCTTGTCTACTGTGATGACGTACGGTAAGAACTCGTCGCCCTCAAGGTCAGCCGCCGTAGTGATTTCAAACACCGTGCGTAGGCCATCCTCGTTGTAAGAGTTGTCATTGCGACCTTCAATCTTGTCGTTGGCCTTGGTGGCCTTAGAGTAATCAATGTCATCCGCCATGCCGAGGTCAACCTCGCGGTACATGCCTGAGCGTACGCGTTTCTCGTACTCATACTTGGTGATGTACTGGACGTGCGTCTTGCGCTCGGCCGTGTGGAAGTTAGACGCAGCGAACGGTAGGTAGATGTCATCCACTGGAATGAACACTGACTCCGTGCGGTTAAGGTCCTTGTTCCAGAACAGCTTCATGTACTGCACGCCGCCTAGTGGCAACTGTGTCGTTAGCTGCTCAAGCTCAGAGCGGAACTCAGGCATCTGCTCGGTGAGCTGCCAGTTCATGTACTTGGCCTTGCGCTCAGCCTTCTCAAGCTTGGACTTGTTCTGTGTGCCTATGATTTTGCTGCGTACTGGGCCGTTCGGTGGGAACAGCTCCTTCATGGCGCGCGCTGAGAAGTCAACGCAGGCCTCTGTCATTAGTGGGTGCACGACCTTGTTGGCGCCTGTGAATGATGCGCCGCCTGGGGCGTCATCACCAAGGCCAGTACGACGAATGCCCTCTTCGTATTGCTCGTCGCGTTTTTTACGTGCGTCTTTGTCGCGCTCAATCTTTGTTATCAAGTCATCGACAATAGCAGCAAGGACACTAGGGTCGATGTCGTCAACGATGTTGGCAAAGTGCTCACTTTGGGTTTGATGGTCCTCTTCGTTCTCAAGCGTAACCATCACGCCGCCGTCGTCAGTGTCACGGATGTCCGTGACCTCTTCGTCTAGCTCAACCGTCTCGCCCTTGAGTTCTTCCTCATCGTCCATCATGTCTTTAGCCATTTATAATCCTTAACAATTCCAACGTTTTAATGAGGCCGCCTTACGAGTTGGGTTACCTTGCTCGTCCTTCATCGGCCCCGGCATGCCAGACATTCTAGCGCAGAATGACTTGCGTCTACCGGCGTCCGCGTCTGTCTTTGGGTGCGGGGCCGGTGCCTTTAGGTTCGAGCCAGTGGCGTTGTTATACTTCGCGCGGCCCTTTGCAGTCAGCCCGGCGCCTTGTGACACCGGCAACTTCTCGCCTCTGCCTACTGATAAAACAGGGCCGCCTTTAGCGAAGCCTGGTGCGTTATCTTTAAACTCGTACATCGCATCATAGTCTACCTCGCCACCTTCTGCAAATGCGGGCTCATCTTTTTTATTCCAAAACGGTGACTGCCCACTTGCCTCACGCTTGTTAGCGCTGCGAATGGCCGTGGCCACTGCGTCTTCAGGAACGATACCGGTCTCACGGATGTAGTTCAAGTCAGCCGGGTGCATCCCCTCAATAATGCTCGGCATCTCGCGGCCGTCGACATTAATGGAGTACTCGGTCATCACGTCACGGCCGTTAGGCATACGGATCTCGCCCAAGGCACCAGTGTCCTTAGCCTCGCCAGTCTCACGGTCGCCGTAGTCTTTAAACTCGTACATGGAATCGTAGTCGATATCATCGGTCTCAACCGCGCCACCCTCTGCGTAGTTCGGCTCTTCGTACTGCGGCAGCATCTTCGATACGCCACGGCCGTACTCGGCTGATCGTCTTTGTATCTCGGCCTCGGTTGCGCGTCTGCCGCGCTCCTTGATACCAGCCTCAACGCCGGCCATGTTCTCGTAGTAGTCACCGACGGCGTCGCTCTTAGGACCGGTGAACGGTGAGAAGAAGTAGTCTGTGTACTGGTAGGCCTTGCCCATGTCTCTAGCCACGTCAGCTGGGATGTCTTGTCTGACGCCGAAGTCGTAGCCACCGCCGTAGTTCAACGCCGCATCAAGCGGTGAGCGGTTCACTCGTGAGTTGCCGACCGTGTCTAGGTAGTTCTTCTTGAGCTCGCTCGATAGCGCGTCTGGGTACTTGCCGTGCTCGACCGCTTGCTTGTTGTACTGAATGCGATACTTGGCAGCCTTAGCTAGCAGCTTGGCCTTGTCCATCATTGATAGGCTGGCGAACGGGTCGCTAACCTTGCCGCCCTCTGCGAAGTTCTTGGTGTAGTTGATACCCTTGTAGTAAGGCGACACGTTAACGCCAACGCTTGACTGATCGCGTGGGTCGGAACGGTAAACAGATAAGTTCTTGTATTGAGGCGACACGTTAAACCCTACCGTTGCCTGAGTGCGTGGGTCGGTGCGGTAAGCAGACCAGCCCTTCGCTAGTGGCTGGCGACCAACGCCATACTGCACACCGTCGTCTGTCATGTAACGAGCGCGTAGCTCGCTGATGTCGTCACGCTTAATTTTTTGGCCTGGCTGCGTTACGGTGTAGCCGTCGTCGAACGTGTAGGTTCGAGCAGGCAACTTAAACACTTGGCCCTCTTTGGTAACACCGAAGCCGTACTTGTTTAGGATGTCAACGTCGGTGCTAAAGTTGTAGTGGCTGCCTGACGAGCTCGCACTGTCAAAGTTGCCGTAGTCACCTGACGCTCTAACGTTCAAGCCACCTTCGTCCATGTGAACTGGTCCGCCGCCAGCGAACTTCTGCTCGCTCTTGACGGCGTACGCTGGGTTCTTGGCGATAACCAACGGGCCAATCTGTAGTATCTCTTCGGCGCCGGATACAGGCTCCATCGTGTTACGGTCGTAGAAGTAGCCGTGACGCTCAGGGTCGTATCCAACCTGGACCCACTCACCACTGGCCAAGTTCTCTTGGGCCTTCTTGACCGCGTCCTCTTGGCTTATTGGGTTCCACTCGCCACGGATAACAGCGAACGGCGCCTTGGGTCCGCCCTTGGCTACCTTTAACGCCTTGTCCGGTGCGCCTATCATGGTCGCGTTCTTAACTGACGACACTGAGTCGTATACCGTCGGCGCGTTCTTGCGGTGAATAGAGTTAACCCACACGCCGTGATCCTTGTAGGCTGGGATGTCTAGGCGTAGGTCTGTCTGCTCACCAGCTGGGATCTCTGATGCCTTGCCGTACATTGGTTGCTTGTTCTTGGTGAGCGCGCGCATCGCGTCTTCGTATGTTGCTGGTGCTGGCACAAACGAGTACGGCTCAACTGGCTTGAGTGAGTTGACTAACCTGTCGTACTCGCTCGCGGTGATCTCGCCTCTGTCTAACTGATTGGCCGCCTTTGTCAGCTCAGGGACGCGCTTGGTGACGTCCTTGAAGTTCATGTCTATGCGACTGACAGCCGGCGCAGCCTTGGGTGTTATGTACTGCTCGGCCATCTCACGTAAGCCCTTGGCTGCAGCCTTGACCACACCGCCACCAGCGAACGCAGGTAGGCCTTGGTTGATCACATAGTCGCGTATCTCTGGCGTAATCTCGAAGCCCATCTGCTCAGACACGTTATTGCCAAGCTGCACGCCGATAGGTTTAACGCGCTCCGTTACACCCATTGATTTCAGTATATCGTTGGCAGTGCTGGGTATAATCTGATCGTAGTATGTCTTCATGCCCTCGCCGCCGACTCTAAGTGCATCAGCGTTATAAACTTCGCCACCAAGCCCTTGGGCTTCAATTTGTTTAGCCAAGTCGCTGCCGATGTAATCAGACACCGAACTCATAGGGATGTTCTTACCGATGCTATGCTCACCGCCACCTGGCAACGTTGCGAGCATTGATACTGTGTTGTCTGGATTCTTTGTAACCATTAGCTCATCAATCTGCTTAGCTAAGTTGTAACGATCAGCCTGCTGCGCGCCAGTAGTCCAGGCCAAATGGCTTTGCCCCTCGTCAACCGCGCGCTCGATGGCCTTCTTCAAGCCCAACGCTGTCCAGTCGCCTGTGTCTTCGACGTATGGGCCACGAGGTATGCCTCTTAGCTGAGGTATTTCACGTAGCGCTGCCCGCAATTCGCGAACCTTTTGAACCATAGGTGTAGAATCCTCACCGCGATTACGCATAGCCATGACTTCTAAATCTGCATTTTCTAACTCATTTTCCAATTGAATGCGACGTTCTGCATTCAAGTCTGGTTCTAAGAACCCTTTCTTCCTACCCTGCTGCGCCCAGTCTGACTGCAGCTCCTCTAGGAACAGCACGTCCTTGTTGTCAGGTGTAAGCTTAATGTTGGTGCGCAGGTGAGCCAAGATGTTGGGCTCGTCGAAGTGACCAGAACTAAAGTTAGATGGGTCACGGAGTACATCGCTAAGGTTGGGCTGATCATACTCGCGTACCACCCAATCAGGATTGTTGTTGAGCTTCTCAAGCGTGCGCGCCGGTATGGGCATTGTGCCACTAGCAAGGACGGTTCCGTTAGCGTCTTTGATTTCAAAGGCCTTATCCATTCTTATTCTAGGTGAGCTTGTGTTTGGAGGCAGATGGATGAGCGTCTCGGTGTAGTCCTCGCCGCCTGGTAACACGTACTTGCCGTACTGGGTCTCATCGATACCATAACCATCAGCGCGGAGGTTCTTGGTATTAATCTTGGGTGAGTTCTCTTGAATGTGTTTGACGATGTCCGCCTTGGACACCTTAGACTGCCGCGCTAGTAGCTCGTCTAGCTTGATCGCTAGTGCTTCTTTCTTCGCGGCCTTGGGTGCGTTAGCCTTGATGTACGCTGCCCACTGTGAGCTGGGCATGGTCTCCATCTTATGCGCGATGATCGTTCTCTCTAGTGGAGAGAACATGTTCTTGATCTTGTTGAGTGCGCTAACTGGGTTTGGCATAGCATTCCCTAAAGAGGATTGGCTTTTCGCGATTTTAACCCAGTATTAATTAAAATACAACTACACAGCGTACGGATTACTTCTTTCTTTTGGTGGCGCTTGTCCGTACTCAACCTGGTTGCCGTCGATGCTCAGCATGCGCGTGTCACGCAAGTAAATCAACGCCTGCGTCATGCTGTCGACCATGTCGTCGTGCTCGCCGTTAGGGAAGATCATCAGCTCGTGCATCATCGCGTCTGTCCACGCCGGTGCGCGGCCTGGGTTCTTCTTCGACTCAGGCAAGTACACCAGGCCAGACTCAAGCAAGGGCGCAACCGCGTGAACGCGTGTCACCTTGTCTGCGCGACCAGGGTTGTACGGATGGCAAGGCACACCGCTGCGACGCAAGTCTTGCATAAGACTTATGCCCGATCCCTTCTCCTCGATCAGCACCACGTCGACCGTCTTGTCCTTGTCGCCGTACTTGGACCGGTACTCGTCGCCCATCTTCTTACGCAGGTCAGGGTAACCGAGGTGCTCCTTCCAACAGTCAAGCAGCACGACCGCCTTGCCGCCCTCGGTGTTGATCACGCCCCAGGTGCTGCAGGCCGTTGGGTCGTTCTGTGTCTTCTCGGTGAAGGCCGTGTCGTAAGACTGCACAACGTACATGAGCTTAGGTAACGGCTTATCTGCTGGCAGCAGCTTGAACCAGTCACGCTTGATGATACCACCAGCGGCCGGTGACGGACGTTGCTGCAACTGGCCAGACGTGCCGTACTCGCCAAGCTGTACCTTCAGCTCGTCAATCTCTTTCATGCCGAAGCGACCCTTCCACAGCAGCTCACCGTCCTCGGTGCGTGGGTCGTAGTTGCCTAGCGTGGTCTTGCTGCGTCGACCCTTCTCGAACTGAGCTGGCAAGCAGAGGTGATCCCAGCCGCCCTGTCTGAGTATGTGGCCAGAGAGGTCGTTCTCGTGCAGCCGTTGCATCACGATCACCTTGCAGCCGGTCTTTGGATTGTTGAGACGCGTGCTCATCGCCTGGTCCCACCACTCAAGCGTGGACTCGCGCATCGTGTCTGACTGCGCCTCCATCGAGTTGTGCGGGTCATCGACAACCAGCACGTCACCGCCGTGGCCAGTGGTCGACGCGCCAACAGAGGTCGCGAACCGGTAGCCGGACTTGTCGTTCTCGAAGAAGGTCTTAGCGTTCTGGTCACCAGTCAGCGCGAACCTGTGGCCCCAGCGCTCTTGGAACCAGGGCGACTCGATCAGTCGGCGGCACTTGAGTGAGTCACGCACCGACAGACTGATCGCGTACGAGGCGAACAGCCAACGGAACTGCGGCTGCGTCATCCACACCCACACCGGCCACATCACAGCGACCTGTATCGACTTCATGTGCCGAGGTGGCACGTTGATGAGCAGGTTGCGTATCTCGCCGCGCGTGACGGCCTCCAGGTGCTCGGAGATGGTATCGAGGTGCCAGTTGCCGATGTAAGGCGTGCCAGGCTCGATGACGTGCCAGGCCATCTTAGTGAACTCGCTCAATGACCGCTCAGCGCGGCGCCTGTCGTGCTCAAGCTGGATGTCCCGCAGCGGGATCACGTTGGACATGTCAATCATACGTCGGTCACCACCTTAAGACCATCTAGGCTCTCGTCTGAGGCCTTCGCGGTTAGTCTGAGGTACTCGGCTAGCTCGTCATCAGTTAAGCGGCTCAGCTTGATCTCACTAGCCAGCGAGCCGTTGATGTTGATGTTCTTGCTCTCGACCTTGTCAACGTAGAGGCCGCTGACCTTCCCTCGTAGCATCTCGCCGTTGATGGCAGCAGAGTACTGATCCTTGGCTGCAGCGAGGTCACTCAGCTGGCCCAACTTGATTAGGTGCTCTTCGAGTGTGATCTGCACCTTCTTGATCACAGGAGCGCGTAGCTCGGCAATCCTTGCAATTAGCTTGGGTTTTGACATGAGCTCATTTGCAGCTCGATAAATGGTTGAATCCTTGTAGCGACTGGTGTCGTAGGCCGCTCTGTAGGCATCTGACTGGTTGTTGCCCCTGACAATGTTCTGACAGAAGACCTCCTCTTGCGCGGTAAGACCGCTTGGCATTAGCGCCTTTGACGCTGTCTTGCGTGACTCACTTACTTCACTCATGCTTTAAGCCCTGACAAATGTTCGATCGTGAGTGTAAACCCTTCTCGTCTTGCGATGTGCATAATCTCTATCCAGTACTTCTGCGGGATGTGACCGTCTGTGCCCTTCATGATCTTAGGATACGTCCATCGAGTGATCGTGCTCGGACTGATACCAAGCTTCTTGGCCAGTGAGCGATTGCTCTTGAACTTAGCTAGGACCGTGGCCGCCGGCTTTTTGTTCATTAGGTGACTGTACTCTTCGTTGCCCATTTGCGTTCCAATAATATTCAACAGCGAGTAGTCTAAACTAGTTGTGCGTTTTACTCAACATACAAAAGCATTTTAAATAAAATTAGCCTTGAAACCTAGTCATAGTGTCATCGTTAAAAATAATTAAAAATAATTGAAAATAAGTGTTGCGTTTTTCTCAACACTCTGTATAATCGTTTCTGTGGTTGGGCAACACAATAAAACTAAAAGGACTAAACAAAATGAACGAAGATGAATACACAAACTACGGTACCGAACAAGATCGAGTGGATCAATACACTTACGTTTACGGCGCCGAAAGAACAGACTCTCAATGGATTCTTTCACCGTACGACACTTGGGAACGCAACCCACACTACACAGGCCCAGATCAGGGTCATCCAGAAGACGATTACGACGATTAATTAAATAGGGCCTTCGGGCCCTACTCAAGGAGATTAAAATGAACAGCAAACTAAAAAGAAAAGCAAACCAAATAACTAACCGTTTCCCTGGCGTGTGGCTAAAAGACGGTGAAGACTTTAACGGCAGCACGAACGCGCTATGGTCTGGCGAGGGCTCAGAGATCAACGGCAACTACGCGTTTGACTACTACGGCTTTCGTGACACGATGGGCGTGCACCCAGAGTTGTTTGAGTACCTACACAAGATAGGCCTACACTCTGAATGGTACGATAGCGGTACAGTTTTAATTTATGTAAATTAATTGAAAATAAGTGTTGCGTTTCTCTCAACACTCTGTATAATGACTTCTGTGGTAGGACAACACAATAAAACTAAAAGGACTAAATAAAATGACAAATCTAGCTAAACTTCAAGCAACAACTCAAATCGACCAACTAGGCATCTTGTTAGCTCAAATCGCTGACCTTGAGGCACAGGCCGAGATCATCAAGAACGAACTTAAATCAAACGAAGGCGTTATTGAGGGCGACCTCTTCCGTGGTGTTGTAACACTGTCAGAAAGAAAGACAGTAGACAACAAGGCAGTATTCATCGCTGCTGACGTACCAGCTGAGTTAATCGCTAAGTACACAAAGACAACAGCTGTTATTACCTTAAAAGTAACTTCACGCTAGGAGTCAATCATGAAACTATCAAGCGCAACTAAAATAGCTACGACACTAATGAAAGAACATGGCTTGTTGACCCAAGGTTGGAAGTTCACTTACGACAGAGCCGTTCGCAGGTTCGGCTGCTGCAACTACAGCAACAAGACAATCAGCTTAAGCAAACACCTGGTAGAGCTTAACGATGAAAAGCAAATGATTGACACCATGCTGCATGAGATTGCTCACGCGTTGGTTGGCAAGGGCCACGGCCACAATCGTACCTGGCAGCGTCAGGCTGTAAGCATCGGCTGCAGTGGAACTAGATGCTACGGCAGCGAGGTTGTTAAGCCAAAAGCTAAGTACAAGCTTACCTGCCCTAACTGTGACCGCGTAACAACTCGATCAAAGCTTCGCAGCGGACTTGCTTGTGGTGCCTGCTGCAGACAATACAACGGCGGAAAATACTCTGCTGCTTACCAATTTATAGTTCACTAAGGAGAACATCATGACAACATCAACACAAACAACTTGGACCCCATACGACGCCTCAGCGTGCGTGGAAGGCTTCGACGGCGAAGAACACGATCAGGACACAATCATCTCAGCCTGGCAGTACCTACTCGACACCGGACTCGTCTGGCAGCTGCAAGGTTGGTACGGCCGTACCGCTACTCAACTGATCGAAGCCGGCTACATCATCCCACCAGCCACACACTAGGGACTACATCATGACTAAAGACGAAGCATTAAAGATGGCGATTGAAGCGTTAGAAAAGTCATTAGACTACATAGAAGAAGAAACCATTGAGTCTATTTATATAAGGCAATCACTTGGATATTCAATCAACGCTTGCAAAGAAGCACTAGAACAACCAGCGCAAGAATCTGTGGAATACTTGGGTGCGTTACCAAATGTAGATGGTTCAGTAAATCTTTATTTCAAAAAAGACCAATGGCAAGGATTAACGGATGATGAAGATAATGCAATCATTAAAAAGATTTGGATATGGGGCAATGATTTCCCTTATGAAAAATACAGAATTGCTATTGAACAAGCATTAAAGCAGAAGAACTTTAACTAGGGGTGCGGTGCTCGGTTATTCTTATACTACTTAAATGTGTAATGTGTGTGTGTTTTATGTCTGTACCAACTCTAAAATATACACACTCATTTCTCATATGAATACTTTTTACTATTTAACTGATAACCGATATCTAAAATAAAAAATATATAATAAAAACAAAGAATTAAATAGGGGCGCGGTTAGGGGCGCAGTTGCAAAAAAGGGCGCGGTCACTGCGCCCTTTTTACTTAGAATTCTACCTTTTCTAAAAATCCACCACTTTTGTTGCTGTGAAAGTCTCGCACGATGTTTTTTACCTCCGTCACTCGTGGGTCATCGACCGCGCCCCTAATCCACACATAATGATGCCCATCGTTGTAGATCTTTATCTTACGTCCAGGGATGGGTGAGTACCCCATCTCAGACAAGATAATAGAGGCCGTCCTATTCTTAGGTAGCTCGCCGCCCTGGCCCAAGACAACCTTATTCATCCAGGTAACATCAACAATCTTATCGTTAATAACCTCGCAGTTGTTGTTGCTGATAGCGTCGTCGATTAGATCCCAATCAGGCGACACGCTCAAGGCTTTCATCTCGCGCTTGGCCCCGGTGTCCGGCGCACGTCCGCTAGGATCAAAGCTGTCGGCAATCTTCCTGTTAAGCAAGAACCTAGCGATAGCGTCTGGACGACGACGCGTGTTAGCGAACAGGTCGTCGAAGTACTCGCGGGCTTTCTCACGGCCACCGAAGGCGTCGAACAACTCCTCCTCGCTCTGTATCCTAGAGAACATAGCGCAATAGCGGCGCTCACCGTCGCCCAAGGGCACGGCGTCCTTGTGGTTAGTCAGCAGCAAGTACGACGTGAAGTTAGGCACGGTCCGATGATCGCGGCCCTTCTCCTCGATCTGAATGGTCGAGTTCGATATGATCGGCTTCAACTTGTCCAGTATCTCGTACTTGTTAGTGCCGGCGATACGGATCTCTTCGACGACCGTCACGATAGAGCCGTGAGCCCAGCCGGTGAATCGGCCAGAGATGGCCTGCGTGTCTAGCGACCGAACATTGCTGCCGAGCAGCTCCTCGAAGACGTTACCGAAGTAACTCTTGCCGGTACCAGGTGCACCCTGCAGCAGCATCGCCCAGCCCACGCGCTTGCCTGGGTTCTGATAGATGTAGGCCATCCAATCTAGTAACAGGTCCTGCTCGTACTGCGACTCAAGCGTGAAGGCGACGTGCTTCAAGAACATGTCGACCACCATCTGACCGTCGTCGTCAATCGTCTCGCATGGGCTGACGCCCTTGGGTGAGTACGAGTTCATCATGCGCTTGTGCTCGTACGTGAAGAACTTACCGGCAGCGGGGAAGAACATAACGTCCACCACGGTCTGAAGGTTGTAGTTAACCAATGCAAGCTGTGAGGCCTGACGCTCGGCAGCCAAGCACTCAGGCTCGCGGTCGAACTTAGCGTTGAAGGCCTCGCGCTTGATCATGTAGTCGGCCACGTCAGCGTTAGCGAACGAGCAGGTGTTCTCGACGTAGACCCAAGGGTCCAGCCAGTCCGGCTGCACGACGGTGTTAGCCCTGGCGACGCGAGAGGCCTGCATCTCTTTGGTGATGGCGCCCTTGGCGACCTTGTTAATCTTACCGAAGTGATCAGCGAGCTCACTCACGACACCGGACCGGTAGACCGGCGGTAGGACGTGGTCGCTCATGGCGGTGATCTTGTCCTTGAACTTCTGGTACTCGTCGAAGGTGGCGACCTTCGAGGCCTCAAGCAGCAAGGTCTCGAACATGTTATCCACAGCCACGACGCCGCCGGCCTCTTTGACCCAGTGCATGATAGAGGCGAACGTGATGGGCGACTCGGCGCCACCGAACGACTGCCACTTGGGAGCCATCTCTGCCTCATCGAACCGATCACTGTCAGCGCTGGACCAGGCGACCCAACGCTCAAAGCCTGCGGCCGAGCCTTGGAACTGATGAAAGAGCGCCATCCCTACCTTGACCCAAGTGTCGTACGGGGCCTGGGTAGGGTCGAGCGCGGACAGGTAGGCGTCGACCATCTCAGGTGTGATGTCGAGCGGCTGGTTGGCGAGCGCGGAGCTGAGCTCATCGAGCTCGTCGTCTGAAGAGTCTACCGTGACGTGTCTCTCGACGCCGTGTATGACGTCGGGCACGAGTAGCTCGTCGCCCTCTTGCGTCATGGACCAGTGATCACCGCCCTCAGGGTGCTGAGGCAAGAACATAGCCTGGTTAGGCACGGAGGAGCACTTGTCGAAGGCCTCGAAGGGGATGGTCGTGCCCAGCATGAAGTTAATCGCCAGCGCGCGGTACTCGTCAGGCGTGACCTCACGGCTGAGCGGGAGCACAACGCGGATGCGTGGGCGCTTGCTGTCGTGACGGTAGCTTGAGTAGGCGACGAAGGTGCCGCGAATGCTTATCTCTAAGTCAAACGCCAGATCGTCAATCGTGCCAACGTAGCCGTCGATGTCTAGGACCATCAGCGTACGGGCGATCATGAACTCTTCCTTGCGCACGTCACCGCTGTAGTATCCACCGACCAAGTACTTGCCGCCCTTCTTATCGGCGACCGCGTGAGTCGATAGCTGCTTCATTATATGTTGCCAACCGCGAACGACGGCGGCTACCTTATTACTCGATTCTGTCTTACCAATCGAGAGCTTGTATGTTTTCATTGGAGTGTCCAATCTATTAATTGTTTTTATAGGTCCGCTGACTCGCTAGGTGCTACAATATCCAGCGCCTTAAAGCGGCCCTTAGTGATGCGTTCAATCTCAATCGCTCGACGGGCAGGCAAGCCACCCGTGGCTAACCACTGACTGACGGCGCCCTGCGTTACCTCTAGCGCGTCGGCCATCTTGTCCTGTGTACCGAAGTACGCGACCAACTCTATCAACTTACTCATTATGATTTACCCTTTAGTTAATTTACCCAAATATATTAGCACAAGTAATATTAGCTGTGGTAATATTATTTTGCAACACATCACTTAAAACATAAAAGGAAAACTAAAATGTCACTAGAAGATAACATCAAAGAGCTAACCCTAGCCATCCACCGCCTTACTGTAGCGCTAGACGTTACAACCGCGAGCGTAACGCCGGCACCGACCGAGACCGTCTACGAGGTAGAGCTAACGGCCCCGGCGCCTAAGAAGCCTAAGGCCGAGCTTAAGGTTGTACAGAACGATCCGCCGGCAGCCGAGAAGGTCAAAGATACACCAGAGCAAACGCACGACAAGCTAAAGGCGCTGTGCCTGGACCTAGTGCGCAAAGACCCAGCGAACAGAGACAAGATTAAGGCAGTGATCTCTAGCTTTGGCGCCACCTTGGTGAGCGACGTCGCAGCCGACAAGCTACCATCATTGGCTAAGCAGCTATTGGAGCTAGGAGCATGAGCACCGCCCACGCAAAGCTAAGCGCTAGCGGTAGCGCGAAGTGGTCCCTCTGTGCCGGCAGCGTGTTCGCCGAGAAGGACTACCCCAACACAACCTCTGTCTTTGCCGAGGAGGGCACGGCTGCTCACGAGCTGGCTGAGATGCTGCTGCGAGGCGACAGTTGGAATAACGTAATTGGCGAAACGCTGTTAGAAAGCAACGTGGTTGTCACCCAAGACATGTACGACTACGTTATGACCTACGTCAGCTACGTCAACTCAATCAGCGGCGAGCTGTTCGTCGAGCAGCGCGTGGACTTCAGTCACATCGCGCCAGAGGGGTTCGGCACCAGCGACGCCATCGTGATCAACGACGAGACCATGACCATCGTCGACCTTAAGTACGGCAAGGGCGTACGCGTTGACGCAGAGAACAACACGCAGGGCATACTGTACGCCCTCGGTGCGGTGAACGACTACGGCATGCTGTTCAACATCAAGACTATTAATATAGTTATTGTGCAGCCGCGCCTCGATCACATCTCAGAGTGGTCCATTGGCATCGACGAGCTTAACCGCTGGGGTGAGCGCCTAAAGCAAGCCGCCGAGCTAGCGTTAACTGACAACGCGCCGAGGGTGCCAGGTGAGAAACAATGCCAATGGTGTCGAGCCAAGGCCACCTGCCCAGCGCTAGCCAAGCTAACCGAGAGCACGCTGATGACCTCGTTCGATAACCTAGACACCAGCAAGCCGGAGCAGCTGACAGACGAGCAGCTTAAGACGGCGCTAGACAACAAGAAGCTGATTGTCTCATGGTTCGACGCCATCGAGACCTTAGTGACCGACCGCCTAAGCACCGGCCAAGGGTTCAACGGTTACAAGCTGGTAGCCGGTAGGGCCAACCGTGCCTGGCGTGATGAGGTAGCGACAGCGGCCGCACTGCGTGACGTGCTAGGCGAGGACACGCTCTACACGCGCAAGATCATCTCACCGGCGCAGGCTGAGAAAGAGCTGGGCAAGTCACGCGCTGAGTTGCTGGACGACCTAGTCACCAAGCCAGAGGGCGCGCCAACGCTAGTGCCGGAGTCAGATAAGCGTCCTCCGGTCAACGTCAGTAAAAATGACTTTGACTTAATTAATTAGCTGTGCTAATATTCTTTTTGTGCGCAGTCTAGGCACAATAAACTTCAAACGTAAAAGGAAAAAGTAAAATGTCTCAAATTAAACTTAAAAATGTACGACTATCATTCCCCTCACTGTTTCACAAGGCGTCTTTCCAAGGCAACGAAACTAAGTACGAGGCAACCTTCCTACTAAACAAAAAGACACACGCGGAAACAATCGCCGAGATTCAGTCTGCAATCGCTGAGAAAGTTAAGACAGACTTAAAAGGTGCCAAGCTTGGCTCCGACAAGATCTGCCTTAAAGATGGCGACGAGATTGACTACGACGGGTACGCCGGTCACTTTAGTATCAAGGGCGCTAACGGCAAACGTCCGTTGGTTATCGGCAAGGACAAGTCACCAGTAACAGAAGACGACAATGTTTTCTACGCTGGTTGCTACGTCAACGCAATAATTGAGCTTTGGGCACAGGACAACGGCTTCGGTAAGCGTATCAACGCTAACCTATTGGCTGTTCAGTTTGCCGGTGACGGTGAGCCGTTCGGTGACGGCGGTACGAGTGTTGGTGTTGACGATTTTGATATTGTTGACGACGACTTTTAATACGCGTTACATGTAACACCGCCCCTCGATGCTGAGGGGCGTTTTAACTAAAAGGCTACCCCTTAATGTTTGTAATCGATACCGAGGTCTACTCGGATTATTTTCTACTCTCGATGCTGCGCCTAGATGATGGCAAGATCCGTCACTTTGAATTTCACGCAGACGCCAAGCTTGATGTAAATAAAATCACGGCACTGTTTAAGACAGAGACCGTTATCAGCTTCAACGGCAACAGCTACGACATACCTATTATCAGTGCAGCCCTAGCTGGCTACACCAACCAAAAGATTAAAGACCTATCCGACAGTATCATTAAGAGCAACCAGCCGAGCTGGACGATACTGCGTGCGCATAAGTTTGAGCTACTAAAGACAGACCACATCGACCTAATCGAGGTCGCCCCTGGGCGCTCTAGCCTTAAGATCTACGGCGGCCGCATGAACGCCCCTAAGATGCAAGACCTACCGATTGACCCTAGCAGCAGAATATCCCCAAGCCAACGAGCTGAGCTACGCCAGTACTGCGAGAACGACCTACACACGACGGCCATGCTGTACAAGGCGCTGAAGCCGCAGATTGACTTGCGCGTCACAATGAGCAAGCAGTACGGCATGGACTTACGCAGTAAGAGCGATGCGCAGATTGCCGAGACGGTGATCATCAGCGAGCTGACTAAGATCACGAACGAGGGCTACGGCAAGGTAACGCTGAAGGACAACACGACCTTTAACTACACCGACCCTAAGATTGTTAACTTCACCGACACGGCGCTTAACCTACTGATCAACAGCCTGTGCGAGCACAAGTTCACGCTAGGGTTGAACGGCGCGGTGCAGATGCCGGACTGGCTACGCAACACTAAGATTAATATCGGCACGGCCGAGTATCAGATGGGCATCGGTGGCCTGCACAGCTGCGAGAAGTCGCAGTACATCAAGGCAGACGACGAGAACATACTGCTAGAGCTAGACGTGGCCAGCTACTACCCGAACATTATCCTGCAGCAGCGATTGGCGCCTAAGAGTATGGGCGCGCCGTTCTTGCGCGTGTATCAGACAATAGTCACTAGGCGCCTAGAGGCCAAGCACCGTGGCGACAAGGTAACGGCCGACGTGCTTAAGATTGCCGTCAACGGTAGCTTCGGCAAGCTTGGCAGTAAGTACAGCGCGCTGTTCGCGCCTGAGCTACTGATACAGACAACCATCACCGGTCAGCTTGCGCTGCTTATGCTGATCGAGGCCGTAGAGCTAGCGGGCGCCAGGGTAGTCAGCGCCAACACCGACGGCGTGGTGATCCTATGCCCACGCAAGCTAGAGCACAAGATTGAGGTGGTGGCGTTCGACTGGATGCTTCGTACCTCGTTTGACCTAGAGCGGACAGACTACCGAGCACTAGCCAGCCGTGACGTGAACAGCTACGTGGCCGTCAAGCTAGACGGAAAGACCAAGGGCAAGGGCGTCTTCGCTAGCACTAGCCTGGCTAAGAACCCAGACGACCCGATCATCGCCCACGCGGTGGCCCAGTACGTCGCGCACGAGATCCCGCTAGAGATAACGATACGCAACTGCCGTGACATCACGCAGTTCATTACCATACGACGCGTCCAGGGTGGCGCCACGTGGCAGGGCGAGTACCTAGGTAAGGCGGTGAGGTTCTATCACAGCAACGCCGTACCGAGCGCGCAGTGCATTCACTACGCTAGTAACAGTAACCGCGTACCGAACTCAGCGGGTGCGCGACCATTGATGGAGTTGCCAGACACGTTCCCGACGGACGTTGACTACAACTACTACCTGGTTGAGGCTGAGAAACTTTTATGTGAGGTAGGATTGTGAAATACTTATCGGTTTGTAGTGGAATAGAGGCTGCGTCAGTAGCATGGCATCATATGGGATGGGAGGCCGTTGGGTATTCAGAGATTGAAAAGTTTCCAAGCCAACTGTTAGAACATCATTACCCAAACGTCACTAATTACGGCGACATGACAAAATTTAAGGAGTGGAATATAAATGAACCAGTTAACCTTTTGGTCGGAGGAACCCCCTGTCAATCCTTCTCAGTCGCAGGACTCAGAAAAGGATTGGAAGACCCTCGTGGAAACCTCATGCTTACCTATCTCGCAATGGCTGACCACTTTAAACCCAAATGGCTTCTATGGGAAAACGTACCAGGAGTACTCTCTAGCAACGGAGGACATGACTTCGCAGCCTTACTTCAAGGGATGGTTGAATGCGGGTATGGGGTCGCCTACAGGGTTCTTGACGCTCAACATTTCGGAGTGCCACAAAGACGCAGGCGGGTGTTCGTTGTCGGATGTCTTGGAGACTGGCGAAGTGCTGCCAAAGTACTTTTTGAGTCAGAGAGCTTGTGCAGGGATATTAAACCGAGCAGAAAAACACAACAAAAAGATGCCAGCAATGCTAATAGCAGCATTGAAGAATGCGTAGCTTTAGATGAAAGAAATGTCAGAATGTTTAGCAATGAAAATTTAAAGACATTCCCAAGTTTAACTGCAACAGATTATAAAGGCGCAAAATCTATTTGTTTTAAAGTTCGTGGCGGTTGTGCTGGAGGTGGTAAAGGTTATTTAGGTAGTGAAGAAAAAGCATTTACTATTAGCACGGCGCAAGATCAGCAATTGTTTAATGATATGCGTGTTCGTAGGCTAACTCCTATGGAATGTGAACGCCTACAAGGATTTCCTGATAACTACACTAACACACCTACATCAAGCGACACTACGCGCTATAAAGCTTTAGGTAACTCTATGGCTGTGCCTGTAATGAAATGGATAGGCGAAAGGATAAACGAGGTAAATTCGCAATGCTAGAGCGTGACATAGAGAAGGCGTTTGTTAAGCGGGTTAAGTCACTAGGTGGCATGGCTGAGAAGTTCACGTCACCCGCCAAGCGCTCAGTGCCTGATCGAATTGTCACGCTGCCTGGCGGCAAGATTATCTTTGTTGAACTAAAGAAGCCAGGCGCAAAGCCTACCGAGCTGCAGGTGCGCGACCATGACATCCGTCGTGCATTCGGCTGCGACGTCAGGGTTATCTCTACTATGGAGCAGGTCGATGCGTTCCCTGAGTGATCTACACCAGTACCAGCTGCACGCGATTAATTTTATCAAGCAACAGAAGCGCTGCCTGCTAGCCATCTCGATGGGCCTAGGCAAGACCATCTCAACGCTGACGGCCGTCAACGACTTGATAGACTCGTTCACGATACACAAGACCCTAATCATCGCACCACTGCGCGTGGCTAACAGCGTATGGGCGCAAGAGGCCGAGCTGTGGGAGCACACCAAGCACTTAAAGATTAGCGTCTGCACGGGCAACGAGCGGCAGCGGCTGACGGCGCTTATGCAAGACGCTGACGTCTTCGTGATCAACCGTGAGAACGTCGAGTGGCTAGTCAAGTCGCAGAAGAAGTGGCGTTTTGATTGCGTGGTGGTCGACGAGTCCGACTCATTCAAGAACTCTAGCTCTAAGCGCTTTAGGGCGCTACGCAAGGTGCTGCCAGACACGACGCACATGATTTTATTGTCAGGCACCCCGTCACCCAATGGCCTACTCGATGTCTGGGCGCAGATGTACCTGATTGACTTCGGTGAGCGCCTAGGTAGGACCATGACGGCGTACAAGGACCGGTTCTTCGAGAAGGACTACATGGGCTACAACTTCACACTACGTGAGGGTAGCGCCGGTAAGATACACGCCCTGCTTAGGGATAAGGTGTTGAGCATGAGCAGCGAGGACTACCTTGAGCTGCCTGATCGTATTAGCCTGGTCGAGGCCGTAGACTTACCGCCGACAGCACTGCGCGAGTACAAGGACTTTGAGACCACGCTACTGGCGACCTTGCCCGATGGCGAAGAGATCGAGGCCATGAACGCGGCCGTGCTAGCCGGCAAGCTACTGCAGTACGCCAACGGCGCCATCTACACCGACGAGCACCACAACTGGACTCACATTCACGACGTTAAGCTGGACGCACTAGCCGAGATCATTGAGAACAACAGCGGTGAGAACATACTGGTCGCGTACAACTTTAAGCACGATCTGGCCAAGCTTCAGCAGCGGTTCCCTACCGGCGTCGCGTTAGACAAGGACCCCAACACCGTCACGCGTTGGCAGCAGGGTAAGATTAAGCTTATGTTCGCTCACCCACAGAGCGCCGGTCACGGGCTTAACCTTCAAGACGGTGGCTGCCTAGCCGTTTGGTTTGGCTTGACGTGGTCACTTGGCCACTACCAGCAGTTCAACGCGCGGCTGCACAGGCAAGGTCAGCAGCGCCCAGTGCGAATTATTCACATAATTGCTAACGGTACGATAGACGAGCGAGTGGTGTCAGTATTGAGTTTGAAGGGCGCCGTACAAAATAATTTGCTAAATGCGTTAAAAGTACAAAAATAAGTGTTGCGTTTCCCTCAACACTCTGTATAATCGTTTTTGTGGTTGGGCAACACGATAAAATTAAAAGGACTAAATAAAATGGCTTATGTATCAAACTTAAAAAAATTAAACATTAGTGCAGCACTAAGACCTATATTTAAAAGTTACGGTGTTAAGGCTACAATCGCTCGCAGTTCTAACAAGTCAACCTTGGTTGTAAACATTTCCGCCGGTGACATCGACTTCGGTACAGACTACCAACAAGTCAATGTGTACCACATAGACAAGAACCACACTGGTAAAGCTAGGTTGTTCTTAAACCACGTAATAAACACCATCAAAAATACCGGCGAGTGGTACGACAACTCAGACGCAATGACAGACTACTTCAACACCGCGTTTTATATCGACATCAACGTCGGCCGTTGGGACAAGCCTTACAAAAACACCGCAGTTAACCTATTGGAAAACATGCTAGAGTTTAAGGCGTTGCGCGAGCTTGGTAAACTTCAAATCGTACACATTAAGTAAGGGGGCTGACATGGACATTAACGAAGAGTTAGCAGAAATTATCCGTCAAATACAAGAGGCTCGTAAAGAGTTTGAACAACTAGAGATGCGCATGGCGCAAAGGGAAAAAGAAAATGGTACAGATTGATTATTCAGAGCACATGAAACACCTAGGTGCAGGCATGACAGAGCAAGAAAAATTAGACGCCACGCTTAACGGCATACACAACAACATTGGCGCATTGATTAGCATGTTTCAAATTTTAGATCACCGTGTTAAAGAGCTTGAGGAGAAACTAAATGAACTACCGTGAGCCGTGGGATAAGAGCAACTACCACTTCAATCGCCAGGACGAGTGGTCAGGCGCAACATTCGTAGAGGAAGACCACTGGGATGCAGATCACTTACGCCTTTACACTGGCCGCTGGATTATGGTTTGCTTGGTCGCCTTGGGTGCGCTGCTATGGATAATGTAGCCTCGTTTATTAAGTCTATATCGTCGTCTGAAGACCTAGCTAAGGTGCGGATGGCCCTTTACGCAGAGCTGCTGATTGCTAATCGTAGTGGTAGAAGCTTGATGGACCAAGGCTTTAGCCGGTCTGACATTCAGTACAGCATGCAGATGCTTGTTTCCGAGGGGCTGGTGTTTAAGTACGGCGTGGGTAGGAACACCTACTACTCTGTAACGAAAGACGAAAGCAAAGAGCGCTCTAACAAGATTGATCCGGTGATTATTCCAGAGCAGTACGTTGGCAACTTGCAGCTTGGCCTTCGTATGGGGTACACAGACATTGAACCGCCCAAGGGCAGAAGAATTAAGGGGATACTAAATGGCCAATAACCGCAACTCAATAACTGGTGACAAGATTATCACCAAGCACAAGTCTAAGTCGTTTGACGATAACTTTGACGCCATCTTTCGAAAGCCTGAAGAGCCTACATGGATCGACGTGTTAGAGATGACAGACGACGAGCTTAACCAGGTAGACAAAGATGCAAATCCGACGTAGGTACGCCAAGACGCGCATGACTAGCATGCGCAGAGACCACCTACCGCACAACGTCAGATTCTTAGCGTACACGGCTTTTCGTACTAGGATGCAATACGGGCGTCGCCCAAACGTGTACCGGTGGCACTTTAAAGGAAAAAAGCAATGAAGACTAATCAAATAATTTGGATGATAGTAGACTTTCTAGCAATCACTTGCAGCGTTTACTATGCACTGACAGGTAACTTTCAAGTGGCTGGCTATTTCGTGGCCCTTGCAATATATGCCATGATGGCAGCAAAGGAGGTTTAATAATGGGTAAGTTTGAAAAAAGATTTTGTCTCATTTTAGCAATTATTATGTTTGGAGCTGCCTTTTACGGTATGTACTATAACTATCAACATAAAGGTCAAGGCTGCGCAATTGAAATCCAGTTCAAGGACAGCCGGGCTACATATATAGGCAGGACAGTATGAATGAGGTCTGGCAGTTAACGGAACATATTCGTTTTCTAACAGAGGGCATGGCGTCAGACCATTATATAATTATGGATTTGAAAAACGAATTGAAACTAGCAAGGGAAATTATGACTGAAGAGCAACTGAAAGAACTACGAGAACTACTTTTAAAGGCGCAACAACACAAACAAGGAGAAACAAAATGAGTGGATACACAAAAGCAGCAACATTAATCGCTAACGCAATGCACCAGGCGTATCAAGAAGGTGTAAATCTAGATGAGATGTTTGGTGTCTTGTCTGTACAAAAAGAAGTCACCTCTGTACATTTAGCTCAGGCTGCATTACGTCAACAGGAAGTCTTAGCTAAGCAGGCGCAAGAACAAGCGGACTTAGCGGAGGAAATAGAAAATGGCGCCAACTAGACAAGAACTTGTTTTAAGTTTTATGCAAGCGCTAGCGACCAATCCTGAGCTGTTAAACCCTAGCGTATCAAAAGCACCGGAACGCATTATTAATATGGCTGGTGCGTTAGCCGACGAGTACCTGAAAAGTTTGGGATGAATAGCCTCAAGCAATTAATTGATGACTGTCGA